TTCTTTAACTCTTTCCATAAACAAATCAGGGACCCATAAAGCATAAAATAGGTCACGTGCCTTTAACTCTTCATCACCGTGATTTTTGCGCATTTCTAAAAAGTCAAAAATGTCAGGATGCCACGGTTCCAAATAAATAGCAAACGAACCATTACGCTTATTGCCTCCTTGGTCAACGTAGCGAGCAGTATTATTAAATACACGCAACATTGGCACTAGACCATTAGATTTACCATTGGTGCCTTGAATATGTGTGCCTTTAGTTCTAATATTATGAACGTGTAATCCAATGCCACCTGCCCATTTAGAAATATGCGCGCAATCTTTTAATGTATTAAATATACCTTCAATACTGTCATCTTCCATTGCTAATAGATAACAAGAGCTCATTTGCGGTCTTGGAGTTCCTGCATTAAAAAGAGTAGGAGTTGCGTGGGTAAAAAACTTCTGAGACATTAAATCATATGTTTCTTTGATTAATTCTAGAGATTTATCATTATTCAAATAACCATGAATACCAACCGAAACACGCATCCACATATGTTGAGGCCTTTCAACTATTTTATTTCCTAATTTAAATAAATATGCTCGTTCTAACGTTTTGAAGCCAAAATAGTCAATTAAATAATCTCTATCGTGAACAATCATATTGTCTAATTCTTTAGAAAATTTAGTCACAAAATTAAAAAGATTTTGAGAGACTAGTGGGTTATTATTTCCGTGAATATCGGTAAAATTATATAAATCGTTTATAACATTTGAAAAGTTAGCTACTGTATTTTTTTGATGATTCGAAACAATAATTCGTCCGGCAAGCGTTCCATAATCTGGGTTCAATGTAGAAAGAGATGCACATTGTTCAGCAGCCAATTCGTCAATTTTAGTCGTGGAAATCGTGTCATATAACTGATCAATGACTTTCATTACTAGTTGTTGATAATTAATTTGAATATTAGCTTCTTGTCCCAATTTTTTAATTCTTAAAAGAATTTTATCAAACGCAATTTCTTCTAATTCTCCATCTCTTTTAGTAACGCGCATACTAATAGTTTCCATTTTATACTAAGTTATGTTAGTATAATTTTAAGTTGGTTTTTTAAAAGATTAATTATACAACAGCAACTAAAACAAATTATATTATTGTATATTATATAATGTCAAACACTTTTCTAGGAAGTATTATATTTTTAATATTAATATTAGCGTTAGGATTATATTTAGCTTCTTTTATCAAACAATCAGAAGGGTTTAAGACAAGCTCTTTTGGAAAAACTGAAGGAACTTATCCTGTATCCGTTGATAAAGCTATATTAAATGATTTTCCGTTAATAGGCAAAAACGAGGTTTCAGATGATAGTGCTAGCACAATATGGTGGCATTATCCAATATTTTCTTTGCCATCTTTTAAACAAGTAACTAACAACTTGCGTTATGTTAAAAATCCAGATGAAGGAACGTGCACAAGACCAGAGTTTTGCGGAGCGGTATATCACAGTATCAAAAATAAATCGAACGAAATTTATCCATTACCTCCGGCAGAAGAAGGTCAAGGAGCACGTGTTGGCTATTTTAGAACCGAACAGAATGACTTATATTATTCTATTCCAACGAATGAGAATATTTTATACTAAATTATTATTTATATTCATAATATATAGATAATATGTCAGATGATGAATATGATGAATTTGACCCTATGAATAAAGAAATAATAGATGATGATTATAATCCCAATAGATTAGTCCCAGTTAATAAAAAAATGAAGACAACTTGGGCCAAACCGGCTTCTACAATGTCGATGCAAATACAAATGCCAGAAGTAATAAAACCCAAAATAAAAAGCAACTTTTTTACAAAAACAATTTTAGACTTATATTTGCCTAATATTTCATCACAACTAACTAACAAAACAATAATGAATCTAGATCAAATATTAGAATATTTTAATGGACCAAATATAACTGATTATCAAATAGCAATTGAATTAAGAATGGCTATTATAAAGGAAAATTTGTGTTCTGATATAACAACCCGATATTTGGAACAAGTTTTAGAGAGATCCATTGAAAAACAGACTAGTTATGTTGATTATGATATAGCATTTATTATTGACACCAGTATACAACCAGATATTAGAGAATTACAGAATATAATAATATCGTTAATTATTGTTCAAAGAAAAGAATGTAATAAATTTGCTAACGCGTATGCATTAAATTTGATATGTTCAAAACAATGTTATAGCTGTGGAAATATATTATTAGGATTATATTTATATACCATTTTAAGTCATCCAAGAAAAACAGATTATAACCAAAGATTAGAAGAATTAAGACCCCCGGAAGATATAAATATTCCGTATTTTGGTCCGCCAATTATACACCTAGGATTATTAGAAATAGCTGGTGGTTTCACAAAAGTAAATGCATTATGTTTGTACACTAAATTTGGTTTTGTAATAAACTCTAAATTATCAGGACGTTATTCAAATTGCTTTACAGGTGAGACTAATATAGCAATGATTAAACGATTTAAAGGTGATGAAAGTATTAGAAATGATGACACATTCGATAATGTAATACAAGACGCATATGATATTGAAACTGAAAAGTCAAAAATAATACGAATTGTAAATAAAGAAGAGCCTGGATATATAAAACATATTATTTGTGAGTTTAAAGATGCAAACGTTCAACATATGTTAGGTCAACTTTATAACTCTCTAACGTATATAGAAAAAGAATATGCAACCCTAGTTAATCAATCAAAATTCCCAATAAATAAAATAGGGACAGAATTCACTCCTGAATTTTTAGAAAAAATACAACCAGTTGAAAATGAGTTACAAACCATAAGAAGTAAAATACAAAAAATAGAGGCTTCTCCTAGAGACATCAAAATTGAAAATCTCAACTTAGAAGGCGGTAAAATAAAAAATAAAGCGAAAAAGAAGAAGACAATAAAAAATAGACAAAAGAAGAAGTCTAAGAAGACTAAGAGACAACACAAATATAAGGTTCACAGGAAATAATTGCATTTTATCCAGTTTTAACAACAGTAATTTTTCCAGTATCTTTATTAAATTGCAACAAACAGCCGCCATTAGGTTTTGTAGTTAAATCAACAATATTTTCCTTTTTTTGTTTGCGATTAGGGGCACGATGTTCATAACCGCTAACGCGTTCTTTTTCTACGATTGACCACAGTTGGTCCAAATCCTTTATATTATCTTTAAACCATTGACGATTTCTACAAACTAACACACAGCTTACTTCCTGTAATTTCCAATAAAGTGTCTTCATAAATGTGTATGATAATTGTTGGTTCTGTGTATAGCAATCAATTACTTTTTCTCTCCACTCGATAATGTCTAAAGGATGAATTATATCTAGTGGTTTATATACATAAAATGGTTTGCCTTCTTTTGTATGAAAGTAAATTATTTCGCCTTTCATTTTATTATCTTTTGATAAACAAATGTTATTAAATTCAACTCCATCTTCGTCTTCATAAGTTTCGGGTGATGTGTCGTTTTCGTAAGAAGCTGCATCGGGATATTCAGTAAACTTCGTTTCTAAAAAGTCACATTCATCTAGGTCACAGACTTCCATTTGAAGTTGCATTTGTATCCAATATTCTTTTTTAGGGATGCCGTCAATCTCACGATTAACTATATTTTTAATTTCCAACATACGACCATATCTAGTTGTTTCTGGGTCCACATTGATGCCATCCGGAGAGGCCCCTAGAAACAAGAAGGTCTCGTGTTGAATACAGCCAAAATCCTCTATCTTCGTGCCATATACGTGTTCATAATATTTGACGGATAATGGTTCGTATTTTTGCCCCCAATGTAAAGTAGTGTTAGTGTTTACCATAACTATTTCTTTAATCTCTTTTATTTCTTTTATTTCTTTAATTTCTTTTAAATCTTCGTTATCTTCATTATCTTCAAGGTCATCACCGTCTACATATAAATGTTGATTTAATGGTTGGCATTTTTCATAAATAAGCTGATTTTGTGTTGTTTGATTTTCAAATGCTTTGTAGGCATTGGAAGCTGTAATTAAATTATGGCGAAATTCGTACCATTCTTTTGTTCGTTGAGTAGGCTGAGGTTTATTTCTTAAAATATCCAATTGTTCTTTAATATATTCGTGGTCAGGTTCCTCTAAAATAATTGTATCAGGATAAGAACGAGGTGGCATATGATCTTTAAAGAAATCGGTTTTGGAGTGTTCAATGATTTCTTCCATTTCTTCTTGTGATTCTTCCGTATAAAATATGTCAAAATCAAAATGAGAGTGCATTAATTCTTGAATATTTTCATCAAATATCTCGTCAAAATCAGGTTCTGAAATAATCTTTGGATTATCTGCAATAAATTCTTCCATTAGATGAATACATGTTTGATATATTTCTAACGACTCTTCATCGTTAAAGAAACGTGGGTCTTCTTCTGGAATAATCTGTTCTGTTATATCTAATAAATCGGTATTTTCGGTCATTTGTGTTTCTATATTGTTATATATTTTATTTCTATATCAATACAAAAATCAATTTTATTTAATTTAATCTTCGTTTTCAGAATCAGTATCGATTACCTTAAGATTTTTAGCGGTTCCCTGTTTTTTCTTAGGAGCGAGACCTCTTACGGTTGAAACACGCTTATCGACATTTTTTAATGTGAAATGGTTTGTTGGTTTATTGAAATATAATGCAGGTATGTCTTTAATTTCACCAGTATCTTTATTATAACTTACATCTTTCACTCGCTGTAATTTCTTTTTATCCAAACAATCTCTAAAAAAAGAAATAAGCCGGTTATATTCATCGTCAGATAAGTTATTTTGTGTTTTATATACAACCGCAAATAAGGATAATTTTTTAATTTTAGCTGTTTTATCCAGTTTACTCCAAGGTTCACTGGCGTTGTTTATTTTTTCATTTTCAAGAAATTTATCTAGATTAGCTAGATCGGTAGATGATTTACTTTCGGGCCAAGGCATACCATTTAAAATCATAGATTTATATTTTAATGTTTTAAGTTCGTTACAATCGCTATTTTGAGTTTCTTTATTCATTTATAATATAATATGTTAAATAGATTTTAACTCACTTTTTTTATATATAATAAAACAGTTATATTACATATACTTTTTATATTGGTTTTATTATAAAGTCTTTTTTTGTTAGTATAGGCTATAGGAAATGATGGATTATCCCAATAACGAAAACAGTAATACAAAACATATAATTATTGCAGACACACAAAAAAGTAAAAATATAAACACAAATATAAAAACGAATACAAAAAACATAAATTACGAAAAGGAAAGAAAAATGAGAGTAGAAACCCAAACTTGGGGATTAAATGAAGAGCAACTATCTCAAGAAATCCAATTGAATATTTTAGAATGTATAAAGAATGAAACATTAGAAAAGAATAAATATACAGCATTAATAACATCACACATAAAAACAAAAATATGTAGTTATAAGCAACAGGATATATTAAAGAAAAGATTAAACGAAGATAACTTGGTTAAATTTAACGAAGTAATTGAACTGTTACTTGAGTCTAAAATGAAATGTAAATATTGTTCTCAAGAAGTCTATATTTTGTATGAAAGAGTTAGAGAAATGAAACAATGGTCTCTTGACAGAATTAATAATGATATAGGACATAATAGTGGTAATTTATTAATAGCATGTTTAGAATGTAATTTGAAACGAAGACGAACTAACAAAGATGCATTTATGTTTACTAAGAATATGGTAATTATAAAGGAAGGACAATTATAAGTTTATAAATTCATTATTTTAAAAAGTATTATAATAATGAATACTTGGAAATGGAGCACAGGTGAAGCATATTATAAGAGTGCCAGACCAGAAAAACAAGAAAAACAACAAGAGAAACAAAATATAGAATACGAATACGACAGTCAAACAAATGCTATTAATCAATCTTTAGCAGATGATACATTTTTTAATCAAGATTCTGACTTAATCAATATTACGAATTCTTCGTTTTCACGAAATCAAAATTCCAGTGGAACAAGGCGTGAATCAATTGACACGAAAATGGCAGATCGTCAAATGATTGCCCAACGTGGAGTAAATCCATTTTTACAATCTAGTTATGTTAATGATATAGTTACTCGCGATATGTTTTTGAAGCCAATTAATACAACTCAGGGAAGAGCTAAAGAGAATAATAATGAAGAAAATTCTCAATAAATATTTATATACACATTTAAAGATTTACATCTGTTTTTATTTACTCAAAATGTTTATTAAGTTTATTATAACTATCTGGACTATTGAATTTACATATTCTATGAGTATCTCCGCTTCGAATACTACAACCATCTGTTTTGACGCAAACTTCTAAACAATCATTCATTTTTTGTATCCACGTTATACATCTTTCATTTATAATTCTGTTATTATCTGTTTTAATATATGTATTTTCCATTATACAATATAAATTGTTATATCTTTATATTGTATCTGATCCATTTAAAAATTTCATTTTGTAAAAATTAATATAAATATAAACTAACAAATTAATATATGAGAGAATTTTTGACTTTATCAGATAGAGATTTACGTAATAACCCATTTAAGTATGATGAAGAACAGATATTATATACGCTACAAAACGAATGTCCTAGTTTAAGAGTTATAAGTCGTTATCAAAAGTTAACGGCTTATATGTGTGCCAAATACGTAATATTTGGAGGTAATGGTGAAAAATATGGTGATTGTGAAGAAGATAGATATTTAGGTGACGGGGATATATTAGGACGACAACCACATTTAACACAACACGAAATTAGTTTAATGCACGGATTCGTAGAATTGGAAGAAGAAAGTGAAGAAGAGGAACTAGAATTAATGTTTAAAGAAGATTATAATGCTTTACACGCTTTTTAAACGCTTTTTACGCACATTGTGTGAAGCAATCGGTTAGCAATATACGCCAAAAATGTGTTAAATAATAATAGCAACGAATTTAGAACAAACATAGTGTTCACCTTCTTAAAGTGCATAATCATAAAATATGATATAGAAATGGCACTAGATACAAATAGTATACCGCAAATTATTGACAAAGCATAAAAATAGACGCAATACTCTCTAGATAGAGGACCAAAATATGTATCCATAAAAGAACTCATAATAATATTATCAGAGATATTAATTTCGTTAAATATATGAAAAATAAATATTAACATAAAAACTACTTAAACAAATTATCCGAAAACTTAAATAATGAACAACTCTAGTTATACAACTCAAAACGACCTATTACTAAAGAATTTACAACATTTTTATAACACTGAAATAGATGGCTGTTATGACCCAAATAATAATTTAGATAAAATGCTCAGAATAATTACAGGTGAATCCAAAATATCCTTACGCATTGTTGATTGGTTTGCCACTAATTATGCAAAGAAGTATTACACCTTATATACCATTGAACAAACCGTTGATAATATTGCTAGACGTTTTAAAGTATATGATGATTACAAACTTAAGCTAAAGGCTTACAGTAAGAAACGATTTGACCCGTTTTGCAGATGGGACCGCATTAGCATCCCTTATACTAAAGGCAAATTTATTGAAACTACTATTGGACAATTGAATTTTTTCAAGTGGGCTCTAGAGAATAAAGTAATTGAATACATCGAACAACATTATGATACTATTGAAAAAGATATGAATAGTCGTAACAGCACATCCAAAAGAAAAGAGATAATTGTTGATAATTCTAAAACAAGAAAGAAGCGCGAAGAATTATCTATATCAGCGACTAAGAGCATTAAAAAGGAAAAGGTCGAAATAGTTGTCCAATTCAATTAGTTTTATATTTTTATTTTTTATATTGTATATTAATTATTTTTCTATATAATATAATATATGACAGATTACAGATTTTCATATTTGGGATTAAATGCAAAGAGACAAAAGTCTTCTGGTGTTGGAGCAGCTACTGTTAATTTAGGTTCTATGAGCGGTAAAGGTTCTTCTACTAGAATATTTAACTATTGTAGAGCAACATCTGTTATACCAGATAACTGTTTTAATCATTTATTAGGTATAAATTCTGAAACAAATAAAAGTCCTGATTGGGCATCTTTAGGGTCAGGTCTTAACGATAAAGTTGAAGCCTTAGCTTTTGATCCTTCAAGAAACAGACTTTATGCTGGAGGTAATTTTACCGCAACTAACGACGCAAGTGTAACACTAAATCGCATTTGTTATTTTGATTATAATACCAGCACATGGAATATGTTAGCCGGTGGGGTAGGCAGCACTGTTCACGCTATTTGTATAGTAGACACTAAAGTATTTGTTGGAGGTGAATTTTCCAGCGCACTAGATATAGATGGTAACTCAGTTTCAAATACAAATCATATTTGTTATTTTGACATAACTGATAATTCTTGGCACGAATTAGATGCAGATTGTCCTGATGCGGCGGTTTACTCAATTGTATCTGATACATTCAACGTAACAGAAGTAACCCTATGGATTGGTGGAGCATTTGTTGATATTGGTATTACAGAATATAATCGTGTTGCAAAATGGACAACAAATAATAAATATAGTAGATTAACATCTGGTTTATTTCATGGAATTGATACTAGCACTAGTACTAAAACAGTTTATTCTATTTCTGTAACTGCTACACTAGTATATTTTGGTGGGTCTTTTGATAAAGTTCAGGACGAGCCAGAATTAAAAAAACTTGTTAGTTGGAATAAATTAACCAACATTTGGAACGCATTAGGTTCACCTAATTTTGGTTCAAATGATTCAGTTAACAGTATAGTAACTATAGGAGATAAAATTAATATTGGAGGAGATTTTATAAACATAATCGGTCCTGGTTCTGGTGGAAATTATTTTGCAGAATTCACCCCAAGCAACAACCAGTGGTCAAAGATAGGAAAGGATACAGTGAATGGTACGGTTAATATAATAGTTGTGTATAACAATAAAAAATATATTGGAGGTAGTTTTGATTGTAAAATATCTGTGTTTGACCAAAGTAATAACAGAACTTGTCTAGGAAATGGACTGAATAACACTGTTAATGCTATAGCTCTAAGAACTGCAATTAATAATATAGTTGCTGGTGGAGATTTTATAAGTTCTGTAAGCCCTTTATTAGAATTATACTATATAGCTACAATTAATAAAAAGCTTTAAAGAGTAAACCTTAAACAGTTGGATTTTTATAAAATTAAATTAAATATATTATATTTCTTTATTCTATAAATGAATACAATACAAAAACGTTTTTTATTATTTTTAATTGGGTGTATAGGAACTAGAACACTATTTGTTTACGCAGCAAAGAATGTAGATACAACATACTTACGATATATGGGATATTTGGCTCTTTTACCTGCTATTGGTTTTTTTTATATATTTTTCACTGGTTCTAGACAGACTGGTGCTGAAGTGTTTGGTTCCAAAATATGGTGGAATGATTTGAGACCAATTCACGGGTTATTATATTTATTGTTTGCTTTTAATGCAATTATGGGTAATAAATATGCTTGGATATATTTGTTAGTTGATGTTATATTTGGACTACTGTCGTTTTTAACTTTTCATTATTATAATGGAGATTTTACAAAGGTATTAGAATAAATATTATAAGTTGATATAATATTTAAAAATTAACAATATAGATAAATATGGGTAATATACAATCTATGAAAAAAATAAACTACGAAGATATGCAAACTGTTATAAAAAACCCAGAAGTATATTTAATAATAAACACATTGCCTCCATCCGACCAAAAGTGTCTAATTGTTAATACAACGCTTGCAGAAGAAGAAGAACCACTAATAAACAAATATTTAAAGGAGAATAGAAATATAAGAATAATTGTTTATGGAAAAAATTGCAATGATGAAAGTGTGCAAAAAAAATATCAACAATTATTGTCTTTAGGGTTTTATAATATTTTTGTTTATACTGGAGGAATGTTTGAATGGCTATTAATGCAGGATATTTATGGTAAAGAATTATTCCCAACAACAAAAAAAGAAGTCGATTTATTGAAATACAAACCTAACCAATTATTAAATATAGCTTTACTAGAATATTAATTTTTGGCATTATTTTTTTGCATTAATTTTTGGCATTAATATTTGGCAGAAAGCTTTGTTTGACCACATTATTATCATTGATACTAGTACTAGTATCTTTTACCAAATTGTCATATATTTCCCTATTAATTAACTCTAATGCTATATTAGACAATTTATCTGCTCTCTTATTTTCATTACGATAAACGTGAGTAAAATTAATATATTTAAAGTGTTTTATTAATTCCATAACTTTTTCGTATAATGGAATTAGGTTTACGTGTTTTACTTTATAAACTCCATTCACTTGATTAATAACAAGTAAACTATCTCCACAAACAGACAAATTTTTAATATTACAATTAATAGCTTCTTCTAATCCCATTATTAACGCACAATATTCTGCTTCATTGTTAGTTCTCTTGTTTCCAATGTATTTCGAATCACTCCAGAATTCAATATTATTTTTATACAAAACAGCCCCTATTCCTGATGGACCTGGATTACCTTTACTGCAACCATCAAAATATAATACATCATCACTTTTTGGATATATTGGAGAAGGTTTATGTATTACTTTAGAATTTATATTTGGTATAATTATACTTAACAGTTTTTCTTCCATACTATTATAATCGTTTTATAATAATATAAAAATATTTCAATTATAAAATATATAATTATATTATAATGAGCCCTACTAGTTTGCTAGCATTGCTTTTGTCGTTGTGTCTGTATTTTAGTCCCTTCATAAAAGGAGATACAGAATGTCCTATTGTATCTTCTTTTGGAGATAGAAGAAAAGACAAGAATTCCTTGAGATTGGTTCAATATAATGTAGAATGGTTATTTATCGATTATTATTCTTCTATGGATTGTCCGGGAGATGGATGCTCATGGCATTCGGTTTCAGATGCTCAAACACATTTATCATATGTTGCAAACGTAATAAATAATTTACAACCAGATATAATTAGCTTATGTGAAGTGGAGGGATGCGATGAATTAAATATATTGAAGGAACAATTAGATAATACATATAATCCATATTTAAAGAAGGGAACTGATACTGGAACCGGTCAAAATGTCGGTATGTTAACACGAATCGATCCTCTTGTAAATTTATATCGTAGTGAGGAAAAAATAGCTTATCCTATTTCTGGAACAAAATGTGGAACAACTAGTGCTTCAGGAACTACCGGTGTATCCAAACATTACATAACGGAATTTAATTTAGGAGGGATGAATGTAGCAATGATAGGAGCACATTTGTTAGCCATTCCAACAGACCCATCTCGGTGCGTTCAGAGGGAAGGACAAGCACAAGTTCTTCAAAATATTGTTAGTTCATATATTCAAAAAGGATATGAAATTATTTTGCTTGGTGATATGAACGATTATGATGCAGAAGTTTTGGACTTAAATTCGGATAAACCTAGTTCAAGAGTTTTAGATATAATGAAAGGATTGGATGGTCAAAAGAAGGGAACATATACTTTAACAAATGTTGCTTATAGAATTGGGCAAACTGAAAGATATAGCGATTGGTGGGATTCGGATAATAACTGTAATACAAGTTCTCAAAAAGATTTGTCAATGATAGACCACGTGTTAGTTACTTCTAAAATAGACAAGCAAATAATGAATGTATATATTTATCACGGATACAAAGAGTATTGTGGTAAATGGGATTCCGACCATTATCCGGTTGTTATAGATTTTAAGTTTTAACGTTTAAATGTAATCACAAATAACAATAATAAATTTATCATCATTATTTTTTGCATTTTCATTTGGAACAATTTGGAAAGGCTTACCGCAACCAAAAATTAATTGTTTTTCTATATAATAATCGCATAAATCTTTTGAACTATGAGGGTCTATTTGAGTTCCGTTATGTTTCAAAATTCCGTGACGAAATATACAGCAATTTAGTTTTTCAATTAAAACCGGATTTTTACAATGAGGACATTCTACTATAAAATCAATTGGTTCCATAAAAAATATGTTAATACATTTTTAATATATTTTTATTTGAATATAAAGAAATATTTAATTGCTAATAAACCCTTTAATTAGTGATAACCAGTCTTCAACAATTTTTTCATTTTTATAAATGTCCACATTACCATCTATAAATAATTTCTTTGAACTAATTCCAGTTTTTTCATCTAGAAACTCTTCATGATAACTATGGCAATCTTTCAAATAAGCCAAAGGAATTACTTCTTCTCCTTCTCTAGCTCTTTTATGAATTCTAGCATAACAATTTGTAGGGTCAGTTTGCACATATACAGTATAATTAATTGGGAAATCTTTTGCAAATTCATCGAACCAATTCAAATAAATTTGATAACATACATCTTCAATCTTTCCTTGGTCGTGTAACATTTTCGCAAATACGTGTTTATCGGTATATAAACTGCGTTCTGTTATTATCACATAATTTTCAGCAATATTTTTAGATGTTATTTCTTTAATAGTGTCT